TATTACCTATGATATAATTATATTGAATACTGCTTTGGATATTCCCATTGACGGTATTATCTTCGAAGACATCGACGAAGAAGAATTTAAACGATTAGGAACTAAAGGAGAAGAAGCGTAATGAGTACACGTCAATTATCTTCCATCCGAGATTCGTATCTATACTCCATTTTCAATCATGGTAATAAAATGGATAACTTGCTTAAAAATTATTTAGCAAAATCCGTTGTGGTAGATGCGTCTGCTGTTGATGAAGCAATTAGTAACATTCGCAGATACTTTAAGTATCCGCTCGTGAATGATGTATTGAACGCATTCACACATAAAGATGGTTTATATGGTAAAATTCTACCAATTGGATCTAATATTAACTTCCAATTACCGCCACCACTTCCATTCTTTTTAGCTGGTAACCAACAAAACTTGTTCGGTATCGCGGTATTAGACCGTGTCGCTAACTATGCGAAAGATGATAGTGGTCGAATCGATGTAGATCCAAAGAAACTCTATGTATTACTTGAATCTGCGTATATCGCTAGAGTGGTTCAACAAAACTTCTCTAAACTTAATAACACAACTCTTTACACAGAAGGTGCTTCTGTATATGCACACATGTTAACTCGTGTATTGAATAAATTATTTGCGTTAAACGTAGATAAAGTAGCATTTGCTAAAGTATTATACTTAACGGCTAAATACTACTTCTTAGCGATTTTGAAAATACAAGATAGCAGCATGGTGCAAAATTATGCATTGAAAGTATCGGGATTAACTGAAATTGCTGTACGTGATATCGAAGCAGCCTTCAAACCTGAACACTATGCAACGATTGCCACATTCATTACCCAATTACAAGAATCTGCGTATATGATCACTAACACAATGAAAGATTTAACAGTTCGTGGTTATGTGGAAGCATTCTGTAAAATGTATGGTGATGCCGCATTGTTTGCATTAGAAAACTTCAATTACTTTATCTTTAATATTGCCAGTGCTGTGAATGGTGGCTTCTTGAATAACCAATATGCATTTGATGATATCATTGGTAAATCCGGTGATAAACTTTATGCCGTAGTAGCAAACTTTGCGAAAGGTAAATAACTCACTATAATCGTTTCTCATAAAGGAGTTAACTGACTATGCCTGAAGATATTACTAAGGATATGGTGAAGAAGGATCTAGCATTAGGGGATTTAAATCCTAAGATGTTTAGACAATTCTTTGCTGATATGCAGATTAAATCCTATCAATACGACTATCAAATCCAACGAGATTTAGTCGCTTATCACGAAGAACGATTTACAACGGCTCAGTTAAAAACTGAAGTGGGGGTTAAAATGTTTGATGACGTGAACTCTGAACGAGTTCTCGTCTTCCCTATGAAACATCAGTTTATTGCAACAGGTCGTCGTAAAGCTTGGCGTGATTCTGCAATTTACAATAAAGCTTTGACATTCGATGAAATCAATCGTAATCGAAAGCTTTTTAAATACAACGTACTAGTGTTCGTGGATAACAAGTTAATCACGAATATTAGAATTAAACCGAACGAGGAGTTCACATATATCTACTTTAGACGTAAAGATTTGGCTAAATATCTTATCGATACACCTAAAGTAATCAATGTTCTCTTCATTCCAAATGCTATCGTTTCTGTAGCGGAAACGATTAATACAACCAATACAGCAGGTAGTAAGTTATTATTGAATGCATTCTATTCTACTAAACGTGAATTCAATGTAACGGATAACTACTTCGCTATCTTCCAAAATAAACAAACATTGGAAACTGAATTTACAGGTGGTGTACATTATAATCCTGATTATACCAACTTCACATTTGATGGTATCAATATCGCTGATTATGCTGATACACACCGTGTTATCTTAGTGGGTACGGAACTATTATTCAAAATCAAAGCCGTAAGTGCTACACAACGCTTCGTTGATTTTGAACTACAAAAGATGCCGTTACCTAAAGATGATATCATTGTATTATATAAGCATCCAAACCGTAGAGATTATGTACCAAACGATGGCACTGTGGTCTTAACGGAACACTATCCAAACATTATCGAAATCAGTAATCCTCAGAAGTATCAACTGCTCTTAATTGCTTTATATGATGAAGCTACACAAAACCATCATATTAAATTCGATACCGAAATGGATTTCTACTTAGAAACAGAACGATTGTTAGATCGCTATCAACAAGGTTCCGTTCCTGAGATATTGCAAAATTATAAACCTGCTGATTGGGACTATCGCCTCAAAGATTACTTTGAAAAGAACGAGGGTATCCATGCAGTGGATATGACAGATCGATGGAATCCATTCCATTATAAGATGAACACGATTAGTGGTCTGATTAAACTATGGTCTGAATTCTATCTTGAATATGAACGTAGAACATACGGTTTCTTAACTGGTTGGTATCATGACATCTCCAAATGGAGTGCTGAACATTTAGCTTCTAAGGAACGTAACTCTACTGAACAAGATGTACCAGTTGATCCAACAGGTCATATCCAAGTTGACCATAAAACATTTGCGGAAACGCAATATGTGTTTACGTACAAAAATGATATGAAGTTTGATGATGCAAACTCCTATCTATTCTATATCGATGGCAAAATGGTAATTCCATCAGCTATCATTGTACATAGAGGGTTCCAATATGTATATTTACCAAAACGATTAATCAAACCAGATTCTATGATTGAAGTAGAACGATTTGATGGTATCAATTTTGGGTATTGGATTCCTTCTATTCCTGAAGAAGGATTAACGCTTCCTCTTAAGGGTATCATTAAGACATCTACGGTAGCTAATTCGTTCTTCTTAACAAACAAAGAGAATGAGTACGTCAATGACCGCTATGATGTATTTGTGATTGATACGGAAATGGATAATGTTGAATCTAAATTGGATCTGACTAACTCTGTATATTATATCTCCCCTAAGATGAAACTTCGTATCGTTCCTAAAGAACGTGCGAATGCTAATAAAGGTGTATTCTTACGTGCGAATAACCAATTAGTTACATATACTCGTAAGAATAGTGGTGATGATTATCTACGTAATATTGGAGTTAACTTCAACTTACAAAATTACATCACTAATGTAAAACAGGATGTGAAACCACGTCTTCGTATCTATACAGAAGATGGTCGATTATTCTCTAAGAACTCTTATGTTATCTACAAACATGAGAATTTCAAACAACGTCCAAAATTCAATCTACCAATTAAAGCTGGTGAAACAGCGTTCCATCGTATCGCATACGTTGGGTATGATGAACGATTGATCTATCATCGTCGTCATGTTCGTAATGATGGCTTTGTTGATTTGGAAGGTAAGACGACTCGTCCAATCTGTTTAGCGTATCATGATATCTATTTGAATGGTGTACGTCTTCATAAGAAAGATATTAAAATCATTGCACCGTTTAAGTTTATTATCACAACCTTAAAGAAACATAACACATTAGATAACCTTGAAATTTATGAAAAGGTACATGCTTCTGATGCTATGTTTAAATTCGATATCGATGAAGATTCTGCGTACTTAGCAGACCGTCTATTCAATAAAGATAAAGAATACCAAAAACACGTATTAGATTCTCTTGAAAAGATTAACCCTGATGGGAAAATCAAAGATTTGAATGAAATTCGTAACTGGTATAAAGACTTATTGGATGACTGGTTCTTTAATCGATTCGTGAATGCTGACCGTCGGTATGACTTAGAGTTATATGAACCATTATTTGATGAAAATTATGGGTATCGTGTACTACTCAATGGTGATGATCGTGTACGTTGGCATGTGACACAAGACAATCGTTTCTACATGTGGCATGATAAAACCCTAGAAGAAACAGGTGGTGTCAATCCTCCTCCTAGAAACGTATATGAAGGATTAGCAAACGATAACATTCCTGATGATACTCGAACGATCACAGAACGAGAATATATCGAAAATGGTATTTCATTCGGCAATGTTAAAACGATCTATGACTATGATACAGAAATTCTTCATGAACAAGAGGAAGAAACACCAGAACCAACTGAATTAGATGGTGTGGATTTACATGATTTAAATCCAGCTAACTATAAAGTGATTCATGACCGTGATACTGATGAAGATGGAGCTGGTTATAACCGTACTCATATTAGTACATACACTAAACCAAAACGCTCTGTAAATCCTCATTCATTGCCACAAGATCCACCAAAAGATGTAACGATTGTTCCATTCGTAGATCCAAATCCTCGTATGCCTGAACATATTGCTACACCTGAACCAACGTTACCTGAACCAGGTGAATATGAACCATTTGTAGAACCAACTGATTCCGTAATTAAGTTCTTAGGTACTAATCCGTTTACTGACGAAACAAAAGCTAAGTTAACGGTAACGGTTGAAAACGAATTTGATCATACGATTCAAACAGTAGCACATGGTGCTAGTGTGAATGCTAAAACATTGAATGCATTACGTGTTGCTTTTGTAGCTACAGAAGCATTATCTCGTAAGTATTATGTGAAAATCGTAGATACTGATAATCATTTGGTATATTCACATATGTTAACAAATAAACCCGATGATCAAATTAATCAAATCATCAATATTATACCAGGTTCCATGACAATCACTGTTGAAACCCATGATCCAAGTCGTGGAGAAGTTAAATATCCATTATATATGGAATTTAATGGTGGTTTCCCTGATGATGGTTTACTATCTAACGGTAAATGGGAAAATGATGAAGATATTGATGACCCTAAAGTGTTCACGGAAGATACCTATTCATTATATGATGAATTTTCTAATACAAGTACGTTTACGATTACAAAAGAAGGATTAGTGGGTCCTACCAATAAACTACTACTCATTCGTGATTTAGATAGTGGTAAGATTATTACTCGTCAATTCTGTAATCCAAATGCTGGTAAATTGAATATTACGTTACATAAACCGATTACACGTATTTCGGTTGCCTATGAACCATTACCACAAACAGTCAAAGAAATTCATATTGATACCACATCTCCACTATTCACTGATTATGTGAAGTCAGTAGAAGTTATTTCTAATCGTACTGAAGGTGTATATGTTGATACTAACGACACTATCGTTATGGATACATTACATGATGGAGTGGTACGTGTCGATTGTGGTTCCAGTGTTATACGAGTATTCCTTAATACGGCACTCAATGTTAAATCAGCTTTCTTTGATGACGCACGCAATATTGTATATGAGCCTGAAATCAATCCAACAATCCACGATGTTACATTTGGTGAAAATGGGTTCTTTATTGATATCCCTGTACCAGATGCAAGCAATTTCAAAGAGGGTGATGCGTACTTAACATTATTTAATGCTAAGAACCTTTTGAAACTTCATTTATTATCCTCTATCTCTGATGAAATTGGTCATGTGATTATTCCAAACTCGTCTAATATGACTGGCGAACGGGTAGATGACATTGGTAAATATAGAGATAACCTATATCCATTATTTGCCAATGGGAAATCCAATATGGATGTCACTTATGTATCTCCTGTTGTTTTGAATAATATTCCGAATAAAATGGTAACTGTTCGTGTCGGTACTGATGAAGGTACTGTGTCTGCTGTTGCGTTATATGATCAATATAAACCAGTTAAGCAATTGACATTCTCTGCACATTCACCATTTAACGAATATTTCTTAAAGAGTGAGCCTGTAGACCATATCTATAGAATGGAACTAGGTCAATCCGACGTTGATATTGTTGATATCTATACCTATTCAATTGATATTGGTAACTCAACTCCTGCTCAATATTTAGATAGAATTACATCACCTACAGATGTACAATACTTGAAATATATTGATGGTTCTGTACTTGTATTTAACTTTGCAAAAGATAATAAGGGTAATCGAATCAATGAAGGTTTCTTCGATATTATCTTTACGAAGAAGGATACCGGTGCCGTTGTTGATTCCTATCGCTATGATAACCGTAAAAAAGCGGTTCGTGCATTAGGTGATAATGCTATGCGGTTAGATGAACGATATGATAATTGTATCATTACCATTAAACGGTATATCCCACCAAGATGCCTTGAATTAACATATGGTGCTGGTGTACCAACAGATTGTATATTAAGTTCTGATGGTTGGAGAAGTGGACAATTTGCTCCTGATACATTCCCTATGTATGGAGAAAATGAAGTCAACTTAACACGTACCATCACACTCGAAAATGACCAACTGTTAAATGTAACTGGTACTGAATCTAAAGTGTTGGTCGTAACTGATAATCGAACTGGTAAAGATTTGGCTGTATTTGCCACTGATACCTATGGTATGCCAGATTCAATTACCTTTACAGCTGAAAACCCATCCTATGGATTTACGTTACAATATAGACCATTACCATTGATCCGTGTTAACGTAGGTAATGCTCTTGATTTATGTAGTGATATCATAAGTTATTATGGTGATTTAGTGATTTCTAAAGTTACAAATGCAACGAGTCATTGGTTATATTTAGTGAATCGATTGGATGATTTTAAAGTTACCTTTAAATTCAAAGATCGTGCTATTAATCTATATCATTTAGAAACGGCAACAATTCCTATTCCGATTGATATCAGTGCACTGGTTGTTAATGAATCTAACTTGACATCTGAAATCAATAAGAATGCTGTTGATGGATATCATATTACTATGAAACCTGTTATTAATAATGCGGGTTCTTCGTTTACTATTAGTAAAACGAATGTACCTACACTTGATGGGTTCCGTAATAATATTGCACGAGCTAAAGGTCTAATCGATAAAGTAGCTATATTAGGACTATCTAAAGGTTCTACTCATACCTACTTAGATCTTACAGTAACACCTCAAATTCCTGAAACTGTATTACCTAGAGATCAAATTAGATTACGTTCTATGGCTCCGGTAACACCAGAGGATATTCTATATAAACCGAATACGGTTGAATTATATCCAGATTATCGTCTATATTACCAAAACCCATTAACTAAAATCAGTAATGGTTACTCCTCTAACGTGATTGTGTATTTAGATGAAGTGTTTAAACATGCTCCAGACATTGCTACACAATACGTCTGTGTAAAAGATGCTGATAATCAAGTGGTTGATTATTCTGTATTGAGTAATAAGAATGCGTCTAAATCTCTCACTATTGAACCTGTATACAATAAAAATGTATATAAGATTGATGTGTCGGATACTAACCATCTATATCAAATCGGATGCAGTGTAGATACAGCTAAGTCTATGATTGATATTGGTATTGATACAATGACTACGTGTACATTACAAGATGTACATCAGTTAAACCGTAAGGTTGTTAAAACACCATTGCCTATTTATACCGCTATCTCATTTGGTAGACAAACTGATACTAAACTATACTATACTGATTTTGATAATGAGTATATTCGTTTTGAATCAACGCCTTCTAGTACGACTAAAGGATATGCTATCCTAGACGATAACGGTCATTACATTAATTCCGTTGAAATCAATACCAATAAAGACCATTACTCTCAAATGGCTATCCCTAATACATATCGTTCAAATACAGGTACGATTATCTTTAAACGTATGGATGCTATGAATCGTATTTCCATCGAAGGATTCACTGCTGAAAACGAATATTGTGATATTCTATCTGGTTCGGGTCCTCAAGTTACATCGATTGGTCCTAAATCATTAGGAACTGGTATTTGGGATATGAGTGAATTGACGTATAACGTGGGTGATATTCTAGCCATTCGTATCCATGCCGATATTGTTGAAAACAATGATAAGTCTGTTATCGTTGTATATGAACGTCATAATGGTGTTGATCGAATTGCTGGCATGCGACTTCTTGATAAATCCTATTCAAGGAATCCAGAAGATAAGTTAGATATTCCATTTATCACTGGTCATAACCAAGGTGCTCATTATATCGTTAAATTAATGAATACTCGAGATGTTGGGTTAGGTGATCTTGTTACTATGACAATTGATGGTCAATCAGGACTATCAATCAATACATTACATAATAACTATATGGGTGGCGTAGTGAACTCATTGTCATTTATCAATATGATTAAACCAGCTAATCGAACATTCTTTACAACAGAAACCTGTGTAAATGATGGCAATATACCAGTTATCTTTAATAGTATTGGATTCAATCATAAACCGAATGACGATCGTACACAATGTACTATTACGACGCCAAGAAAAGTTAAAGTATTAACTTCGGTTGAATTTAGACTATTTACTCAAGTTCCTGTTACTGAAGGGTATGATTATAAATTTATTGGTGTAGGTTCAGAAACTAAGGATATTTCTCCTATTTTGACAAATGGGTGGAAGTCCGTTACTGTAAATAACATTAATACATTGAATGATTATACCATTAAGGTTGTAAAACAACGGAAAGCTATCCGAATGAAATTAGCGGTGAATAATAGGATTGGATATATCTATCGAGATATAAATGACAAATATGTTACTGTGAATATACGTCCTACTGTGGCAAGTTCTCAATATTATACTATATTGAAATTGAACTCTAATCCAACCTATACGATTACCGTTGACGATGTTGCATATGGTAGCTCGATTGATGTTGTACATTATGGTGATTACCTTGCTACTAGACATGTTCAAAACACTGCCGGTAGACATAATAGTCCTAGACAAAGACGAATTCGGGTCACTGAGTATGATTCCAATGAACGTATAATAAAATCTGAAACTGATGAGGAACGAGGCACAATACATCATAGCCCTCAAAATGATTCAGTTCCACATACTGTAATTATACCTTTCCCAAATCAAATATCTAGTGACTCATCATTTAAAATTGAATTAAACCCAAATGCCACAATTAATGATGCATCATATTTTGTAAATAATGATGGTGGCGAGTATCAAAATAAAATGCTGTTAATCAACTACTATAATAGTATTGATGATATTATGAGGGCTAGCTCAAATACATATCATAATATAACTGATTAATTTAGAATAGAGAATACGGACTCGTTCCGTATTCTCTATTCTTTTTCTGATTTTTCATAGTCTTGGTTACAAATATATATTATTCGAATGAATACATTGATGATGTATTCGTTTATCTTTATATTACAAAGGAGGAGACTAATGGGAATTAACAAATCAGATTTATCATTCTCAAAAGAATGGGTATCTGAAATGAAAACAAAACTTATGCGAACCTATCCATCAATGTCGGAATCAGATATTGAGGAGAAACTATATCGCATCATTAATACAAGAATGAAGGATCATCCTTGTTTATTAGATAATAACTATTTAGGGACATCAAGAGATACAACCCTATTAGCTATGACAGAATTCTTTGCTAAACAGAAACCAATTCTAGCAGGGTATGGTGTATTATTTAAACCCCATGATAAATCAGCCAATGCTTCAGCTGGACTATTGATTGAAAGTTTAGATAATCGTAATAAGATTAAAGCTGAACGTAAGAAATACCCACAAGGGTCTTATGAATTTCTTGTAAGAGATATCGGTCAAGGGAATGAAAAAGTTATTGCCAACTCATATTACGGTGCCGCAGGTGCTGATACGTCTGTATTTTACAATCTATATGTGGCTGCATCTACAACAGGTACAGGGCAAGCATTGATTGCTACGGCAGAAACATCATTTGAAGCACTATTAGAAGGAAATATTAAATTCTTTGATTTGGATGAATGCCTTCTATTTATCGACCGGGTTGTCAAGACTGATATGGATATGAACTTTGCCGTATCTAATCCATATTCTGACGATATGATAAAACGGGTCGTTGATCGATTACTATCACAGTTCAGAGATGATCAATCCAATAACGATGACTATAGAACGATGTTAACAACGATAGTGTCTAATCTATCTAACTACGATCAACTTCGATTATACTTTAAGAATAACCTATATGTATTCTTACGAGATGTAAGTGAAGTTAAAGAACTTTTAACAATTCTATGTTCCGAAACAAAATCGTTCCGCAATCCAAATAAAGTACCAGAAGAAATCGAAGATACGATTACTACATTATGGCAGTATATCTTCCATAATGTATGCCATATTCATCCAACACGCTCTCGTATTGTTCGAGATAGTCAACATACTCGATTTGCGACAGTGACACAAGATACGGATTCCACTATGGTAACGATTGCCAAATATATGGAACTTATGTTAAACCAAAATCTTACCAATCAAGTAGCTGCTGAAAACGAAGATGAGTTAGACTTCATATGTTGTAATATCATGGCATATATTTTAACACGCTATTCACAATGTTTCTTAGAACGATATTGTCAAGATGTGAATATGCCAGCAGACCAACATAAGCGTATCAATATGAAGAATGAGTTTTATAACTTAACAATGATATTGACACCGAAGAAGAAACGGTATGTATCATATACCCGATTACAGGAAGGTCAATTAATTGATCCGCCTATGGTTAAGATTTCTGGTTTGGACTTTATTAAGTCCACTACCTCAGATGATGTAAAATCATTCTTCACATCTATTATTCATGACGATATTCTGAATGTAGATGAAATCAATGTAAGTTCCATCATTCGTAAGATTAAGAACTTTAGAGAGATACTCAGAAGCTCATTCCTTAATGGTGAGCTCACCTATTTAAACCTAGTATCTGCAAAAGAGCCAGAAGCCTATAAGAAACCATATAGTCAGCAAGCCATTAAAGCAACGATCGTATGGAATGCCGTTGAAAAGAATCGACTCATTAACCTTCCTGAAAAGATATTCATTGTTAAAATGGATTATAAAACAGAGAAGCGATTTAATGATAACATTGAACGATTTGGTGATGTGGCTGATATTATCCGTAAGGAAATATTTGAAAGTCCTATTGGTGAGATTGCTAAAGGTGGTATCACTGTGGTTGGTATACCGCAAAACATTGATCGATTACCACAATGGGTAATCGACACGATGGATATTGATACAATGGTAGATGATATCATCTCTAAATTTAATCCTATCTTAGAAAGTTTAGGGGATATTACCTTACGTACTCGTTCTGGTACCTCTCATATGAGTAATATTATTGACTTATAATGAGGAGGGTTATATGAGTAAAAAGGGACGATACATATTAACGGCAGTGGAATGGTTCATTCGACTCGGTTTTGGAGCAGTTTGTATTATAATCCTATATGGATTATTGAAACTGCTTGATGTTATTTATTAAGGAGACATAATGAATGGATACATTATTATTTACATTTAGGGTTGATGAAATCAACAAAGTAGAGTCTGAAGGGAAACGATTCTTTATTCCTGGATGCTCTTGGTGCTATTATACCGTATACGGTAATAAAGTAATTCTAAAAGATATGCAAGATAATCAACTCGGTTATCTAAACGATGTTGAAAACCTTGATATCTTAGGGTTATATGTAAAATCATTACCTGGAACCTATCGAATCCGTAAGGTATGGGAACATCGTGATGATAACAAAGTGAATATGTCATGGATTGGTGCTATGGGTTGGATTCAAGCCAATCGGGTATTTGATATTGATGAAATCTTATTGGATACATCAGTGCATCCCATTGTAATTCGATCTTTCCCAGAAGATGGTGGCATTATATTACGTTATGACCCAATTGATTCTGTGGGAGTTGATATCTATAAAGCTACACGTTGGATGGGGGATCAAAAAACGATTCTTGATATGAATAGTAGTGATATTACACGAATTTTCAGTCTTACTAGAATTTTGGATCCCACGGATATCACACATACAATAGGAGTAAGTCGTAAAGGTGATGGTTCTATCGTTGAGATTCAAATACATATTGAATCATTATTACCATCTGTCTTGAGGCAACAACTTAACGCCGTACTTAAATTCACTCCATACGCAGTTATCGAATCACTCAGTCATACTAGATTAGCGATTTCAGATAGCGATAGAGAACACGAACTTATTATACTGGATATCCCAGAGCTTATCAATTCAACGATTACGTTAGAATATAATGAA